AAACACAACCAAGAACAATAAATACGCAACAAAGAACACCGGTGCAAACACAACCAAGAACAATAAATACACAACCAAGAACACCGGTGCAAACACAACCAAGAACAATAAATACACAACCAAGAAGTACTTCTACACAAAGTAGATCAGTAATATCTAGTCCAAGTAGATCAAGTATGCCAAATGCCAGTTCATCGAGTATGAGTAGAAGTTCTTCAAGTTCAAATAGAAGTTCAAGCGGAAGAAGATAAAAAAAGGGAGATCTGATCTCCCTTTTTATTCTAATGAAATTTTTTCTTAGGTCTTTTAACTATTATTGGTTTTTTAACTGTTGTTGGTTTTTTAACTGTTGTTGGGTGTACACGTCTTTTCCCACATCCACACCCTTCATTGAGTTTAGGCATTAAATATGAATTATCTGCGTATTCATTTAATGCTTCAACTACATGATATTTTAAAAAACCCTCTTTAAGATATGGCTGTATCTTTTTTAACATATCAAAATCTTTTCTATCTAATGCAGCATCAACTTCTTTCTTAAGATCATATTGACTCATTGTAGAAAAATTCTTTGGCTCAGATTCTTTAGCCTTTGATTTTTTAATAATTTCTTCTATATCACTTTCTAACTCTTTATTTTCATAAGAAGCTGGAAATTTTATAATATATTGTACTGCATTATCTATGATTTCATCTCGATGATCTTCTAGAAACAATTTTTCTATTTTATTATATTTTGAAAAAATATCGAAAAATCTATTAACATGTGTATCAAAGAAATCATACACAAAATCTTTAATCTCATCAAATTTTTCTTCTTTTATAATTCTTTCTATTTCATTTTCAAAATATCTAATATCATCACCGTTGATCCATTTATCGATATTATTTACTGCTATTTTAGATATTTTTTTAATGTCATATTTATTTTCAACTTCATTTAATTTTTGTTTAGATATTGATGATTTTATTTTTGGCATTAAATAAGCCTCATCAATTACATTAGCATTATAAATTGTAACGTATTGCCCAAAATATTTTTCAAAAGTTTGAACTAAATTTTTATAGTCACTTGCTTTCATTTCTGTAGAAATTTTTTCCCAATCATATATTTCAGGGTCTATTTCACTTAATTGATTACAAAGGTTTTTAGCCATACCTAAAATAGCGAATGCATTTCCTGTAGGACCTCGTAAATCTATAGAACGTTCTTGAGGATGATCATCTTTAACAAGTTTTTCATTAATAGATTCTTTCATATAGCCTAACATATCATAAATAATATCTTTATGTGCATGATAAAAGCGATATTCGTCTGAAGATAATTGCATTTCTAAAAATTCATCTATCTCAAAATCACGAATTCCTGATTTTAGCATATCTTGAACTAATTCAGCTAATTCGTAAATTTTTTCTTTAATTTTTCCCATGTTATTAAGATTTATTTTATATATTTATGAAAAAATACTAAAATTTAGCAGAAAACCCTAATATTTGGCAAATAATATATTCTACCTATGAATATATAAATAAAAACTATGAAAGAAAAAAAATTTATTTTTGTTTATATTACCACAAATTTAATAAATGGAAAACAATATGTTGGAGATCATTCAACTAATTCATTAAACGAAGGATACATAGGAACCGGTACTTTAATTATTAAGGCTATCAAAAAATACGGAAAAGAAAATTTTAAACGAGAAATTCTTGAATTCTGTAATACTCGGTATGAAGCATTCAAAGCACAAGAAAAATACATTATTAAATATAAAACATTAGTTCCTAATGGTTATAATATAAGTCCCACCGGAGGATTAAATGAATTTGGGCGACATTCTGAAAAAACAAAGAAAAAAATAAGTAAAGTTACTTCTGGAAAAAATAATGGTATGTTTGGTAAAAAACATTCCGAAGAAACAAAAAAGAAATGGAGTGAAAAAAGAAAAGGGCCCGGAAGCAGTATGTATGGAAAAAAGGGAGAAAATTGCCCCAATTTTGGTAAAAAACATTCTGAAGAAACAAAAAAGAAATGGAGTATACAACGAAAAGGAAAATTAACAGGAGAAAAAAATGGAATGTATGGAAAATCAAATTATTCTATATGGATAGAAAAATATGGAGCAGAAATAGCTAATCAAAAGAGAATAGAAAGATCAATAAAAGCATCTAAATCGTTAAAAGGGAAAAAACTTTCAGATACATTAAAAAAGAAATTAAGTGAAATAGCAAAAAATAGAAAAAAAATACAGTGTGTGTATTGTAATAGATTTATAGATCCTTTAAATTTTAAAAAATATCATGGTGAAAAATGTAAACTCAAAGTTTAACTTTAAATGATTTATATGGAAACCTTTTATCTTTATAAATTCGCTCACGTTCATGCGCGTGACGAATTAAATAATTTATTTTTTGATATTTATGTGTTCCATATATAAAATTATCTTGAAAATCTATTACAGTCATTATTTCTTTTCCTTCTTTTAACCTCATACCTCTTCCAAGCATTTGTCGTACTTGATATTCGCTTTTTGAACTTTCAACGATAAATAGATTATGAACATTTAAAATATTAATACCCTCTGAAAAAACTCCTATCGATGCAACTATAATAATATTTTCATTATCTTCCATTTGTTTTTTGAAATAATCTCGATTATCTGCTTTAGTTCCGCCATCAATATAGTAAACTGTTTTATCAGTATTTTCTTTTAAATAATTAAAAATATTTCGTCCATATTCATTTTTTATATCTGAAAATAATACGAGTGAATTTTTTGTAGATTTTGCGATTGTATTACATACGTAAACCAATCTTTTATGATTTTCTCGTACAATATCTTTTTCAAGATTTAAGAGTTTAACTCCATCTTTTTCATCTGCACTTACATTTCTAAGAGCATAAAGTTTCTTTTTAACTTCTTCATCAAGATAATCCATTTCAATACCCACAACTTTGACAGGTGTCGCAAAATTTGCCGCAATTAAATCTGCCGAATTAACAACATATACATAAGGGCCTAAATATGCTTGAACCGTAAATGAATCAAGAGAACCCTCGGGAGGGAGAGTTCCTGTCATACCAATATTATATTTTGAATTATAAGACTTTATTATTATATTTTTAAGAGAAGTTGCACGCTGATGATGAGCTTCATCGATGAATACTACGTCAAATTTTGAAAAGTATTCTAAGTCTTTCTTAGCTAAAGATTGAAAGGTACCAAATATTATATTAGCTTTCTCATTTTCGTTCTTCCCGTGTCCTCCAAATACACACTGTGACTTCCAGATTGGTTTCTTCCCACAATTTTCTTCGTACTCATAAAATTCCTCTTCAGATTGTGTTACTAGTGATATGTTTGGAACAACATATAACATTTTCTTAATTTCTCCTTTATTAAGCAAATAACGAAAAAGCAAAAATGCCATAAGAGTTTTACCACCCGATGTAGAAATTTCTTCTGCACAATTTTTATATTTTAGTATACGAGATACACCTTCAATTTGATAATCACGGGGCTGTTTTTCAGATTCTTCAAAATATGTATTTACCCATTCTATAAAAATAGATTCATCATAATTTTTATCATAAAGATGTTCTATGCCTTCAATTTCAAGATTAAACATAAACTGTTTTGCGAGTTTTTGAACTTCTCGCCATAAACCTATGGGAATTCTTCCAAATTTATCTACAAACTTAGTTTCAAATTGCTTGGGCTGATGACTATTTTTATTGCGTATTGCGCCCCAATTCGTTACATGTTTTGTAAAACTATGTTCTAATTGTTCATATTCAAGTTGAGTTGAATCGATTATAACTAAAAAATTTTTACTATCATCTACTTTAAGTCTCATTTTACACTTCTTTGTGTATTATTTCACCACAAACTGAACATACTTCTGTATTAGGCATTATATGTCCTGGTGCCCACATATAATTAACAAATTCAGTTTCAGGATGTTCACACTGTGTTCTTAAAATTTTAAGAGTATTTTCGCCAATTTTAATCAAGTCATACATCATATCGACTTGTTCTTTTACTAATTTGTGTTTTTCATCTATCATTTTAATCATATTCTAATAAACTTTTTGACATACTTTGCTCAAGACCTAACTTTTCATATGTTTTTTCAAATACATCAGGTTTACATGGATATATTTCTTCGTTTACTCCTTTGATAAGGTAATCATCTCTTTCACCTCTCATAACTCCTTCATCAGTAGTAATTTCTACCCACGTCGGAAGAAGCAAAAGTTTTCCATTATTAATATTTTCAATTATCCAATCTGGTAATGCGTCCCATTCAGTATCTGCTAATTTAAGTAACTGATAAATTATTTCTGCTTCTATTATTACTGGTTTTTTAATAAATTTTGGCATTCTATTAATTTTTTATTTTCCTCTTGATATTTGCTCGATTTCCACGCGTTTGGGTATGGCAAAAATCACATTATCCAAAGTTTGAATCGTAGAAGATATGAATTTAGAATGATTCTCAAGTATTGCTCTTTTTTCAACTAAATTTTCAAGATCCACGAGAATTCGATTATGTTTTGTTGTTTCATTAGGATATCTTACTTGTGTCTTAAATGTATAGTGTTCAAAACGTTCTGCATAGGATTTATTATAATTTTTATTTATTGTTATTATTAATGAAATAAGATAATGATAATATTCTACCGCTCTTTGACGATCAGTATAAAGTGTAGTCATAAGTTCTGGAATCTCAAATATTTTTTTCATTTTTGATGAAATTTCTGCTATTTTTTGATTCCACTCTTGACGTTCACGAGCAAATCTTTCTTCTAAAGATTCTTCTGTTGGAATATCTGGATGTATTACATCATTTTTCATTGTTCTGCTCTTTCACCTACATAAAAAACTTTTTCGTCATCATTAAATATTATATATCTGTGTCTCGTTCCTGGCCCTGTACTATGATATTTATAAACAGATTCTAATGCCTTTTTAAAATCGTTAACACTTGCTTTCCATGGATTTTCATATCCTCTATTAATGTATTCTTTAACTGCTTTTATTGCATCATTAAATGTTGGTAATTCTGTTTTATTCCATGGCTCTATTTCCAAAATTTGAATAAAAAGTATGTCGCCTGTCATTGATTGTATTTGCTTCTCTGTCATTTTAAAATAATTTTGTTGATGAATCTGTAACTTTTCTTTTATTTTTTATAATTTTTATATCTTTAGATTTATTATGAGTTTTTAATTTCATATTAACAATTAATTCCGGTATATCTTCTTGTTGCTCAAAATTAAATTTTAAATTTGTTGTTAATTTTTGATTATTTTTATTCATTAATTTATTTTTTAGGTTTTTTTGTTGTATACATCTAAAGCATCTTTATAATAGCTATTTACTGATTTAAGAATATAGTTAAACATTTTATTAGAAAATTTATATCCATATTTTTTTGCTATTTTTAAGCCTTCTATCCATGCTTGATATTCAACTAACATTAAATCATGATCAATCATTTCTAAAAATTTATCTGAAATCAATGTATGACCAATTTCATGAAAAAACGAAGCTATTCTTAAATCCTTATCTTCATATATTCCTAAAATAATTTCTTCATCTCCAATAACATATGCGTTATTTTGTAAATCTTCTTTTTCAATATCATATTTTTTAGAATAATTATCAAGATTATTTTCGGTTATATAAATTATTTTAAGATCATAATCTTTTGCAATTTGTCTAGTGTTCATAAATATATTTTTGTTATATTTATATATCGATTATATATCGATTATGTCTAAAGAATCTTTAGAAAAATAATTTAGAATATTGGGAAGTTTTAAATTATTTTTATTGCACCATATAAAAATATCATTAATATCCCACTTTTTTCTATATGGGGCATTTAAATTTCTTAAATATTTTTCCCATAAAAATACTTCATCTCCATTATTAATATGTTCTATGGATTTTTTAACACCTGTGTCATCTTTATCATATAAATATTTTAATGGAATATCGAGAGGAAAATATTTATTTGCGCCTGTGTTTGCGATAGAATTATTGATTAAAAAAGAGTCTAATGGGCCTTCAACAAGTATAATAGGTTTAGAATAATTTAATAAACATATATTAAATATTTGTGATATCATATTAAGTTCATCAGGAATATCTTTAGAATTTTTATTAAGAAGTTCATAAAGTTTTTTAAGTGTATATGTTAAATATTTATTTTGTCCTTTAAAATTTCTTTTTTGAACTCCTATTATTTTTCCTAATGGAGTTAAATTTAATATCACAAGATAATTTTTATTTGCGTTATACATAAATTTC